TGGGGCGGGCACTATACCCGCCCCACTCCATGTTAGTCGCTGTCCGTGTTCGCCAGCGTGGTGCCGTCGTTCACGTCAACGACGCCACCGCTGTTGCTAAGGACATAGACCAGAGTGGCGACAGCAGTGCCGCCGGTCGAAGTCACGCAGTAGATCAGATCGCCCACGGCCAGCGTGTCCGACAGATCGTCAAAGTAGCCCTGCGTGTTCACCGTCGCGATGGTGTCAGTCGTCTTGTACGCATAGACGCTCGGCGCATTCCCGCGCTTCGCCGCGCTAACAACTGTCCAGCCAGTGTCAGAAAAAGCCATGATCAGTCCTCCTACTCGGTGCTGCTGATCTTGACGATGCCTTCATCGTCAATGGCAATCGCGCCAGCGGAGAACATCGAAGAAACGAGGAACGACGTCTTTTCGGGGACGTAATTGATCTCGGTCTTCTGATTCATGCTGATGCCAAGGCCGACGGCATCGCGATGGAACGCGAAGCTGGTGCGCGTGGACGGCAGCGGCAGGCCGCCTTCGTCACGATCCCCAAGCGTCACGAACTTGAAGCCAAGGAACGTGTCGATCTCGCCACGAACCAGCGCCTTCACGGTCGCGAAATCACCGCTGGTCAGTTCGGTTTCGTTCAGCAACGAAGACAGGCCATTGGCGTGGATCACGATGCAACGGCCTTCCATCGGAACGTTCTTCGTGTCCAGCGACTTCTTGGCCGCGAGCAGCTTGGCGAGGTTCATGTTAGTGCCGACACCGCCAATGTCAGTGCCAACGGTCGAAGGCGACGAAGCCGCGTTCAGCGCATCGATCACAAGCTGATCCATGCGACGGCCAATCGCGTTGCCGACAACCTGCACAAGCTCACGCCGCTCATCAAAGTTGACCTTCGCCTGATGGAACACGTCGCTGTACTCAGCGGCGATGTAATCAGACATGCTCGCAGTGACCTGCGAGTACGAAACATTGAGCGGAGTAACATCCGTCTGCGGAACGCGGACGGTCGCGGTGCCCTTCCCGATCTTCGGGAACTTTACCTGATTGCCTTCGACGTTGGTTCGTTCGCGGACGACTCCCGCAAGCACGCGAGATGCCTGATATGCCTGCTTGACTTCCGCGTCGAACAACTGAACGAAGGCGTTGGAAATGCCTACGGCCATTTCTCAAATCCTTTCGCAAAGGGTTCAAAGTTGCGCCTTGCAGGTATCCGATATCGGGCTGCGGCTTGGGCTGCTTTACGCCTGCCCCGTCGGCGGGTTTGCGGGCCAAAGGGTTATCCGCGCAAAAACTATAAAAGAGAATGCGGGCCGTGTAAATAGCCCGCATTCTAACGATGGCTGTACGGTTATTGTCCGTACATTTTTTCAAACATGCGCTCGACTTTCATGCGATACGCTGGGTCGCTCGTATATTCCGGCTTACCAACCATCGCAACAAGTTCCTCGCGAGACGGCGCGCCTTCCGTTGGGCCGACATCAACCGGGACAGACTGATCCCCATAGTAGGAACGAATCTTTTGCAATGCACGGATGCCTTGCGCGGTTCCGCCCATGATCTTGAATTCTTCAAAATCATCCGCCGACCAAACGCCCTTGCGTACAAGTCCTTGCGCCCAATCCGTCATAGACTTGATCGTCACGTCAGCGTTGGGGCCAAGCTTCTTGTATTCGGTTTCATAACTAACTTTTGCGCGCTCTTTTTCAGAGGACGACATCTCAATAAATTTCTCAGCAAGTTTTTCAAAAGAAGACTGGCTTATGCCATTCTCTTTTGCCCACTCGCGATATGTTGAGAGCAAGCCGTCGTCTTCCGGAATGTCGGCATCTCGGAAAATCTTCTCGTCGTATGCCTCTGGCGCCTTGTGTTTGCCCTGCGAAAACTTTTTCTGAAGTTCAGAATAGGACTTTACAAGGTTTTCAATGTCGGGGCCGTCATCAGACCAAAACTTCTCCGGATACCAATCCGGCCTTGCCAGCGGCTCATCGTCTGCCTTTGCCGCGTCATCCGCAACAAGGCTTGTTAGGCTTTCGTCTTTAGCATCAATGTGTGGAATGCTTTGCGATTCCTGCTGCTGGTTATCGCCGCTTTCGACCTTAGCTTCGGCCAGCAGACCTTCAGTGTCGCTCATAGTTGAGTTGCCCTTTTTATTCTCCGCTCAATTTCGCGGACAAGTGAGTTTTGCCCCTCTCGCGCATATCCATGCGACGCATCCTCTCCGGGATACCATGTTGGCTGTTCAATCGTCAGCGACCGAAGATGCGTGAGGAGCTTCTGCCCGTCATCGCTGCCGAATACGCGAAGGTACAAGCGATCAACGTCATCCTGTTCCTGTTGACGAGTTGCTGATCCATTACCTCTATCCGGTCGCAACCCGTCCCAACCCTCTGTAGAACTCATAGACCCTCTATTATTACTGCTGCGCCATTCCCTGCTGCGCGGCCATAGAAGCCATCTGCGCTGCCTGTTCAGCCATCTGTTGGCGCTCCTCCGGGGTCGTCCTCAACTCAGCGGGGACGCCCAGCTTGTCGGCAACATAATCAGCGATTGCACCCATGCGTGGAGCCATCTGGCCTTCCGGCCCAAGGGCCGACGACAGCTGAACCCACTGTGTGATCTTTTCGATGTCGCCCATATTCTGCGCCTGCGCAATGGGAGAAACCGGAGATACCTTTACTTCCAAGCCGTTAACCCGCAACGGCATCTCGATGAGACCGCGTTCGTCCATGACATACAAAACGCGCGACACGAGAGGAACCATCGTCTCCGTTATCAACCGGCCAAACGCTGCGCCAAGATTCTGCGCCAACTCCTTCATGCGTTCAGCAATCTCGGTTGCCGACCGCGCAGACATATTGTCCGGTGGCAGCGTGTCATCAAGTAGGATTTTCTTGATGTTCATACGCAGATCGTTAATGACGATCTGCGACACATTGAAATCTCCCGACCTCGGAAGCATACGCAGGCTCTCGCCCTGCGGTCCCCCGTTGCGCGCCACGGGAATGATCGCGCCGGGTACGATCCGGATCATCTGCGGATTCAAAACGCCATCATCCGCTGCGGTGTAGACGCCTGCAATGGATAGCGAGGCGTTCTTCAGCAGAAGTTCAAGCGTCTTGTTGAGCGTCTTGATGTCAGGAACCGCCGTCACAAGCGGGCCGCGCCCATAGACCTCTCCAGCGACCTTCATGTAGCGCGCCACGATCCACGGCGACGATCTCATTTTTCGGTGCAGAAGGCGCTCCTTGCCCTGCGGCCAGACCACGCAGTAATCAAAATCACCGCGCTGAACATCAAGGATTGTCGCCTCGACAAGTTCGATTTCTTCCGTCGGCTTTTCGTCAATCATAGTCGAAAGACGGTCAGGAATGTCGGCATCCGGCCAATGCTGCTTGATTGCTTCGGCCTTGATCCTCATGCGGCGGTAGACGTTATCGACCTTGCCGTGAGCGCCCTCCTCAATTGCAACAAGATATTGTGGCACGGCAGTGAACCGGACAGGCGTCAAATCATCGCCGGGCTGGACCAGCATGACCGCCGTTCCAACAGCCAAGTCCAACAAAAATTCGCCCATCGCCAGATCGAAGTTCGACTGGCGCAAGAGCGCGAACATCTTTTCGTTATAGAAATCGAGCGCAGCTTGAGCCTCAAGTTGCCGGTCAGGCGGAATATCCGGCCCCGGCTCAAGGCGGCACCAACGCCCATACGGCGGGAAAAGTCCGCTCTGAATACGGTTCGCGAACCGCTGCGTCGATGAAATCGCTGTTGAGTCGAAAACCCGAGACATCTTGTTCTGCCCCGGAGCGCCGCCTCCCTCGTAGTAGCCGTCATACAGATTGCGTTGCGGCAGGGCGAACTCGTAGCAGTCCTCATAAATCTGCCGCCAATTGTCCTTCCGACGCTGTGCCGCGTCGTGGCGCTTCATAATCTGTTCGACAGTGAGCATCAAAAAGTTCCTACTTCTTGGACCGGTTGCGGCTCATAGACATAATCACAAGATTCCTCGGAGAATTGTCGCGCGGATTTCCGTTCTTGTGATCGACATCCTTGCCGTCGCCCTTGGAGACAGCGCCTTTCTTAGCCATTGAGCGGCGCGCAGCGTTCCTCATGGCCCTGTTCTTTTTTTGATC